GGGATAAGTGATCGGCTGGCCCGGTTCCATGTCCTTCCGCTTCGGGAAGCTGCGGCTGAACCTCGCCGGGTTGGCGAGCCGGGCCCTGCGCAGACGCGCATATTCGCCCTTCAGAATATAAGGGACGCCAGGGACCACGCCGCCTGACATGTTGAGATATGTCGCCTGCGCTCGGAAAGCATCGCCGAAGCGCCGGTTGACCGCCAGTTCGGCAAGATCGAAGTGCCTCTTGCCGGTGCCGTTGCCGCCACTTTCCATTTTGCGGGTATAGGGCTGCAGATTGAAGATGATGACTTCCGCGTTGGCCGGAATCGTCCCGAAATCCGTGACCGGCCGCTCATTGACCAGCACCGTGAAGGAAGAGGCATATCGGCCGGTTTTGCGCGGGACGCGCTTGCGAAGCTCCTCCAGCGCGGCATTGATGACCAGCGGCCAGTTCGAGAAGGTGTAGAGGATGCCGTTCGGGATCCTGACGCTTTCCTCTGGCGCGCCCATGACGCCGTTGACGTAGCGGTCATAAATCGGGCTGGCGATCCCCTCGGAAATGACGCGATGCAGCTCGGACTTCGCGAAAGCCGCCAACTCGGCGTTCATTTCCTCGAACGAACCCTGTAGCGCGACTTTCAATTCGCGCTCGAAATATTCCGGGCGGACGGTCACCATCAGCCAGCCACCATCAGATTGACGCGAACCACCGTGTCATCGATTGCGATCGGATCGGCGAACATGATCTGCCTCACCTTTCCCTTCACCACGAGGAAATCGTTGGCGCGAGGAAGGCGCGGATCGACGGCACCGGGCGTTACCGTGTGCCCGGCCGGCCAGCTTGACGCCAATATCTGCGTCATCGAGATCACGACCTTGGAATAGGCCTGCGTCACCGCTCCGACGACCTCGTTCGAGCGGACGCCGCGCACCGAGGCGCGAACGGTCACGTCCTTCTCGATGGGCGGGGAGCCTTCCTTGCGACGTAGGGTGCAGTCCTCACCATGTTCGGCGAGCTGCTTATCCAGCGAGGCAATGGCTGACGCCGGCGTCATGCAAATACCCTCAGCCCCATGAGGAGGCGGTCGCACGTCGCCTCGATCGTGGCGCGCGCCGCGTCGGAGACGACGTATTGTTTGCGCCCGATGCCTTCGACCTCATCGACGCTGAGGAAGAGATTTTCCGAGCCGGTGTTGATCATGTGCTGTGCGGCAAGGATGATGGCCTGCTGCGCTCTGGCAGGTACATCGCCGGTCTGTAGTTCGCCTTCAGCGGCGCCGGACATGCCGTTATAGCCGGCCTTGTAACGGATACGGTGCTTCTCACACCGGTCCCACGCGGTGCCATCCGCGATGATCAGACAATCGTCGTCGAGCCGGTAGTCACCGGCATCTATTTCGGTTTCAACGCCATCCTTGTCGACGGCAAAGACGCCCACGATCTTGATGATCGGCGGACACGGAAGCCGGATGTGGCAATGACCGAACCAGCCGGAATATTCGAGTGTCTGCGGTCCGAGCGCGCGGCCGAGCCATCCGGTTGGGCCATCGATCATTTCTGTCACAGCGGCAATGACCAACACCGCGCGTAGTCCGTCCGAATCGTCGATCAAGAGATCTGTCGTATCGACGATCGGTGCGGGCGGCGTGATGACCCGAAGGGACATGATCAGTACAGCGCCCAAATGTCGTCCGCCGTTCCGCCGGTGCGGACCTGAAGGACAAACAAGGGATTGTAGCCGGCCTGCAGTGGCACATCGGTACGGATTGTGCCGTCAGGCTGCATAAGGTTGGCAGTGCCGTCGGTACCAACCAATAGCGCCCGGCAAACACCGTCCGGCAGATCGGCATCGGCCTTGGTTACCGGAGCCCATTTTCCTGATCCATTGCGGGGATTTTCCACCATCGGTCAATCCTCCGCGTCGCGATCGGCGGAGGTGGCCTTCTGCCCCTTCCCCGGTCTCTTCTCGGCAACCTTTGCCGTGTTGCCGATAGTGAGTGCCTCTTCCGGCAGGCAACCGGCTTTCACCAGACGTTGCGCCTGTTCGGCGGTCGGGGCCGGATCGAAGATGCTGCCCTTCGCAAAACGCTTGCCGCTGCGATGATCAATGCATTCGGCGAGCACCGTGAAAGCCCTGCTCATTGGTTTGCTCCAGATTTCTGATGGAGAGAACGCCCGGCTCTCGATGATCCGGGCGTCGGCTGGGCTCAATTTCACAGGGCAGGCCAGTAGCGGGAGCCGGACAGAACGGCGATCGCAGTGACGAAGATGTTGCCGGAATCGTTGCCGGTCGGCGTGATCGTCAGCCGGACGTAACGCTTTGGACCGACATAGCCGATTTTACGCGTCGAGTTGTCGTCAGAGGCCGCCGTGAACCCGGCATCCGCCTCGGTGCCCGTGAGCTGCAAATCCGGAACATCATCGGCGTCCGACAGATTGGCCGCATCGCCATGCTCGACCAACGTGGCAAAGGTCGCATTTGTGTCGGTATTGGCTCCGATGTTGATGGCGAAGCACATCGAATTGTAGCCCGCGAGATCGATGATCTCCGAGACGATTGCGGTATTATCCGTGCGCGCCGCCTGCGGACTGATCGCGCGCTTGAACGTGAGATGATTGGCGAGGTCGCGCATTGGCGATCTCCTTTCATGTCAGGGGTTGAAACGAAGGGGAGCGGGCCGGCGAGAGCCGACCCGCGACGACCTATCAGGCCGGGACGTCGAGAGCGACGAAGGGCGAAACCTCGTAGCCGTTCTCTTCCGTGAAGGGCGCGTTCATCCAGGGAGCGCCGTCCACGTTCCAGAAAATCTTCACGACTGTCTTGTTCGAGGTGAACTTGACGTGCTCTGAAGCTGCCACGAACGGGCCGGAGCCGTCCTTTATCAGGTAGTACGACCAATCGGCAAAGAGAAGGTCGCCCTTGCTCCCAAGCGCCGGTGCCCGGTTGTTCCAGCGCAGCGGATACCCCATGAGCGTTCCGGCAAAGCCGTCGCGAGCATCGGGTTTCCAGATGTAATGCCCTTCCGGGTCCTGCAACTGGCCGAACCAAATCAGCGCGGACTGAGGCGCCGACCACACAGGCTGACCGCCGCGCATGAGCAGAATGGACGTCATCTTCAGAAGATCGAGGTATACGATCTGGTTCGCGATCTGGCGGTTGACAGTCTTGAGCACCGGAGCATTCAAAGCACCGAGCGGCTTCGTGACACCAGTGCCACGAAGGAATGCATAATCCTCGGCCGCAGAAACACCGCCGCGCATGAGGTTTTCCAGGAAGGCGGCCGACGCCTGCCAGTTGCGAAGCAGCTTGTCGGTCACCGTCACGAAGCCAGCGATCTCATGCGGGACGAGCGAGACGCCCCTCAGTTCGGCGTCGGTTTCCGGCTTATCGCCACCCTCCTCGATCCACGAGAAAGTCATGCCGCCGAAGACGTTGCCCGGATTGGAGCCGCTCTGGTCGAGTGCTGGCATAGTGATGCCCGCATCCGGCGACGAGCCTGCCGGGATGACGTTCGCGCGGGGACGAACCAGGGCATCCTGCGGCGACACGCTCATGATGGTCGACCGGAACTGCGTCGGGACCATGAACCCGCCCTGGCGGTCATTGTCCATGCGCATTTCGGCGCGCGGGCCATTCTCATCCGCCTCAGCGCCAACGCCTTCAACAAATTCCAGACGCTGATCGTTCGGGTGAAAACGGACAGCGTTCAGGAATTCGCCCATATTCTCGAACTCACGGGCAGCGGGGTCGCCGCCGGGACGCTGGATTGACGCACGACGCGAAGCCGCCGGAACAACTTCCTCAAGTGCGGCCTCGGACGCTTCCAATCCCTCCAGGCGGTCGATGCGCTTGTCGAGATCGGCTTTCGATGCCTGAGCGGTATCGAAAGCCGTCTGCTCTTCCGCCGTGAGGTCACGATCCTCATTTTCGGCGGCTTTAATAATTCCGCGCATCTCGGCGACGAGCTTCGCGCGCTTCTCTCGGAGTTGCTTCAGCATGGATTATCCTTTCAGTGCTGAACGCCGGACAGGACTTCGCATCGCCCCGGCCGGCCCCGGGAGCGCGATTCACAACCGTCGATGACGGGATGGGTTAAAGGCTGAGCGCCCGCTTCTCGCGTTGCGTGGCAAACTTCTTCCGCGGCGCCTGCGGAGAGGCAAACCGATCGATGGTTTCGTCCAGCGTGGCAATCTTGTCGGCCATGCCTTCGGCCACGGCAGCATCGGCCATGACCATACGGCCCTGCCCGAAGCCGTCCTTCACCGCAGTCAACGAAACATTGCGGTTGCGAGCCACGGCGCGGACGAACTTGTCGTAGTAAGCGTCAATCTGCGCCTGCCGATGGGCAAGCGCTTCCTCACTGAGCGGTCCGAACTGGCTACCCTCGGTCTTGAACTTGCCTGCCGACTGGACGGTCTTCTTGACGCCGAGCTTTTCCAGCGCTGCGCTGATGTCGTCATGGACGCCGACGACGCCGATAGAGCCAACCTCTCCGGATGGCGTGACCACCATTTCATCTGCAGCTGAAGCGATCCAGTAGGCGGCGCTAGCCGCATACCCGTTCACATGGGCGATGATCGGCTTGGTGCCGCGTGCCGCGAATATTTTGCTCGACAACTCGTCGGCCCCGAAGACGACACCGCCAGGGCTTTCCACATCGAGGACAATGGCCTTGACCCCGCTATCCGAAACGGCGGCGTCGAACATCTTGCCGAACTTCTCTGAACTGGCTCCTCCGGAAATATCGGACATCATATTCATCCGATTTGCGATGATGCCACGGAGCGGCAGGATCGACACCACGCCCTCCTGACGCTGAACGCTCGTCTCCGTCTGGCGCGTGATACGAGCCTCGACCTCCTCGCCAGTGAACTTCTCGCCGGACGCTTGCAGGGCCAGGAACGCGACGATCTGATCCATCTTGTTCGGATCGATCGCCCAGATTTCCGAGGCGACCGCTAGCAGGATATGGGCGTATTTCATGCAGCTTCCTCTGCCGGTTGGATCGGCGCCATGCGCTTCGGAGCCGGCGGATTGTCGTTCTGAGGACCGCTCGCCGGCTGGTACTCCGGATCGGTGGCTTTATCGAGAGTGACGAAGTTTGCCGGCACGAAATGATGGTCGCCGATGTCGCCAATGCCATCCTCGTCTTCCAGTTCGAGGATCTTGTTCGGTGAGAAGCCGCCAACGGCGAAGACCTTCTGATAGAAGTCGGCGCGAGAGGCCATGTCGCCACGCAGCAGCGCATTCATGTTGAATTTGACGTAGTAGCCCTGCGCCTTCTCTTCCTCAGTGAAGAGTTTCCAGTTCAGCTCCTGCTCCCATGCATCAACCCACGGGCCGACCGTTTGCCGAATGAAGCCGATCATCAGCTGTTCAATGCCAGAGCCCCACGAAGTGGTCTTCTCATGGCTCTGAAGCAAAACGAGCGGCACATCGAAAATCCGGGCGATCTCGGCGATCTGGAATTCACGACTGCCGAGGAACTGCGCATCTTCGGGAGGGATCGTCGTCGTGACGAACTTCATGCCCTCTTCGAGCACCTTCACCCGATGCGCATTGTCAAGGCCGCCCTGCACATCAAGGGCGGCGGCCGGATTGTCCGGATTCCGTTTTGTCTCCCCATCCTTACCGGTGATGTTTTGTTTCGCAGTCGGGCTCAACTTGCCGGGGTGAAGGAGGAAACCTCCCGACTTGGCGTCGTTGGCGAAGAACTTCGCACCGAACATCTCCATGGCGAGCCCCATGGACACGGCTTCGCGCGCCATGGCGATTTGCGAGATGCCCCAATAACCATCCTGCGACTGATCCATGATGTGGATCACATCGTTCGGATCGAAACGGACATTGCGACCGTCGATCGTCGAGCGGAAGAAGAATTCCCCGTCCTCTTTCACGGGCCGCGTGCGGTCGGGCTGCAGCGGATAGAGACCCACGCCCTGGCCGCGACCATTGCGCTCAATCTCAATATACCCATTGCCCCACAGAAGCGCATGGGCCTGGGCCGTCTTGCGCACAGTGCGCGACGACATCAGATCGTTGGGCCGCACCCCGATTCGCGCCGCAAATGGATGTTGCCCAGGCGTCACAACTTCCTTTCCACCGCCGGGCTTTGCCCGGTACATCTTGAGTGGGAACCATGCGATCGGGTTGCTGATACGGTTCACGCAGGCATAAACGACCGGCAGTCGCATGGCCGTATATTCAGACACCGGCACGCCGGCGCTCGTCTTGCCGCCCCCGATGGCTCGCATCAGCCACCCGCCGGGCGAAGAAAGCGTACCGGCCGGCTGATATAGCGGCCCGAACATATTTGCGAAAAGGCTCACGATCGCCTCGCCGTCAGGATCGCACCGGAAAACAGCATGACGCCAAAGACGATCAGGCCGGCCGGCAGGTAGATCATACCGGCGCCGGCGACGATAAAGGCGGCGCCAAGAACGCCGGCAATATCTTCGACTCGTCTGCGGTTCCGTTCCGTGCTCAAACTTCTATCTCCAGAATGCCCCGTGTCTCGTAGACGGAAGGACCTTCAACCTCGCCGGTCATCCATCGGGCCAGCGCCATCATGTGCGCCACTGGGCCATCGATCTTGTTCTGCTCACGATCCTTGCGGGGATAGACGTTATCCTTGGCGTCAGCTTTCGCCACCACGTTCGACAGCATCCACGTAAATACTGGGTCGCCGTTGTGGGCAATCTTCATCGACCGGATCAGACCGTCCATCTGCTTCATTGCCGGCGAAAAGTTCAGCACCAGCGGCCGGACCTCAATCGTCTGGAAACCCTCGTCCCGCAGCTCGGCCATCATCATGTGAGCCTGGTGCGGATCAAAGGCGACTTCATCGATCAAGAAGCCCTGATCCCGAAGGCCGAGAATGTCGTCACGAATGGTGACGTAGTCGATCATGTCGCCGTCGGTCTGCGTGATCCACTGCTCCGGAGCGTCGCGCCAACCGCGATAGTGCTGGTTCTCCGGCAACTCGATCGTCGCCTCGGGCAAGTAGTACCGTCCGAACCGAGCGTAACCGCCCTCGTGCTCGAACGTCAGCTCCATCGCCGCAACGTCGACGGTTGAAGCCAGGTCCAGCGCCATGATGCAGCGCCGACCGATGAAATCCTCCAGACGAAGGTCCGGGTTGGCTGCGGCCTGCCATTTCTGCACATCGAAATAGGCATTGCGCGCCTGCACCCACATATTCAGGTGCTTGGTCTTGAATACGCCGATCTTGCGGGCGTTCTGTTTCGCGTCCCGTTGGCGCGCCTGCAGGAACTCGCCTTTGACGCTGACGTCATAGTTCGGGTTCGCCTTCCTCAGAGCGAGGTCGCTCGACCAGTCGTCATCCTTGTCGACGGTATAGATCAGAACGAAAAGCTCATCATTCTGGACGACCCCTTCGAGCACCTTTTCGGCGTCCTGCACCGCGGCGAAGCACGGCCCGGACAGATTGTCCCCGGCCGTCGTGATGATGAGCAACAGCGGCTGCTCACGGGCGCCCATGCCCGTTTCCATCGTGTCGACCATCCGGTCACTCGTATGCTCGTGATACTCGTCGACAATGGCGCATGACGGAGAAGCACCGTCGCCCGGATCGCCGATCAACGGCTCGAACTTCGACCCATCCGCCAGACGATGAATATTCTTCGCGCCGACCGTCACCCCGAAGTGCTGCACGAAGGTCGGCGTCTTCATCGCCATAAGCCGAGCCGGCTTGAAAACCTCCCATGCCTGTTTCTCTGTCGTAGCGCCCGAATAGACCTCCGCCCCATGATCGCCATCGATCGACATCATGCCGAGGCCGATGCCGGCCGCCCATGTCGATTTCGCGTTCTTTCTCGGCTCTAGGATCAGTGCCTTGCGGAATCGCCGAAGCCCATCCTGCTTCCGGAGCCAGCCGAACAGGCAGATCGTCTTGAAGGACTGCCACGGCTCAAGCTTCAGCTTCTCGCCGCGGCGCGCCCATTCGCCTTTCGTGTGCGGCAGCAGTTCAAGGAACCTGCACCACTTCTCTGCCGTCTTCGCATCAAACCGATATGGGTATTCTGCCTTCTTCGAAGCCGCCAGATCGTCGAGATGCCGCTTGCAAGCCAGGATCACCCATTTGCAGGCTGGTATCTTACCGCTGACAACATCCTGAGCGTAATGATTGCCGGACTCGACATGCGGAAACTCAGCCGGCGAGCGCAGCGAACGGGTTTTTGTCATCGAGCGGGGTCACCGAGACCTTGGAGCGCGCCGCCGGAGACAGACCGAATTCGGATAGCAGGGACTGCGCATGCCGCATTGCCTCGCTCCGCTGCGCAACGGCCGGGTGACCTTTGATCTGCTGGCTGACGATCCGGCCCTCGTCGTCATAGGTCATGTTGCTCACGAAGGTCCGACCGCCGTCCTCGATCATGGCCGTGCAGATCTCGACCTCCTCCAATCGTGAAGCCGCCAACGCCAGCATTGCAGTATCCGTCGCTGAGCCAATTCCCATCGGACCGATGATTGTCACGAGCTGTTCGAATATCTCGGCGCCGCGTGTCGAGAGCCATTCCGGCGCCTCTGGCAAGTCCGTCGCCGGCTTTGGTGCAGTCGGGTTCATGCGGTCCGGACGATCGGTCCCGGCGACTATTTTGAGGCGGTCAGGCGTGCGCTTTCGGCCGGCCATGCAAAAATGC